GACGCCTCCGTCTTCGCCTGCCACGGCTTTCATGTAGTCGCTGGACCCGTCCCGACGCACAACGTCGCGCAGTCGCTGGAAAATAGAGTTTCGGACGTCCTTCAGAGCCGACTTGGCGTAAGCAGGGATTGGGGTGTTGGCTGAACGAGTCTTGAAATCTTCGGTCGTCTCCCGGTCGCTGAACTTGGTAAGGTACTGCCGGAGGTATTCGGCCCCACCATTGTAGCACTCTCGCCAATCGTTCCAATAGAGCGAGTCGTTCACGTAGCGAGGGCTACGCACGTCAATTACGCGGGTCTTGTTGGGTACGTTCGGCATGTGTTCCTCTATATTACTTTCTCTGTCACGTCGCCTGTAGACACTACTCCGGCCGCTAGCGATAATGCCATCTCGGCGTAGTTCAGCGCGTGTGCAAAGTGGTCAGGGCCAGTATTAATGTACACGGCCCGGGGGTTTCCATTTTCATCCTTCTCGTAGGTTCTTACGAGGTTCTTCGTGTGTTCCCTGAATTCGAGCGACACATCGGCGGGCAGAAGGATTCGGTCAGAATGGAAACGACCCAATGAGGCGTCTAACCAATTTGTCCTGTCCACGGTGATGATAGGGGCGCCGCCGTCGGCTTCAGACTCCTGTAGTTCCTTCCCTGAGACTCCTCTGCGGTACCGGCACAAATATGCGTACCCTGGGAACCTCCTGGCAAACCTTCTGGCATCATTGATCTGAGGGTCGGCGTCAATGACACACGCCAGGACCTGCCACTCCCTCATAAACTTGTCGAGGTCCTTAAATTCATCGGCGGGGACTTTACCCTCCCACAGCAACTTGGCCCGGGCCCCTGCGTTAATGTCTATCCCTGAGCCGGATGTGTCGAACTCCACCACCACGATGTGGTTCCACTTGCCTTGGTCAATGCCCATGGTGATAAGCCTTGAGCCTCCGACCGCTGGGCGGGGGTCCTTCTTTGTATACCGTCTGATGGAGTCCTCTAACTCTCCGTCCGTGACCTGTCCGCCGTCAGGGATGTAAGGTTCACCTAGTTTCGAGTTGTGGAACTCGACCTGTGCCGCTTCATCACCTAACCCGCGAAAATATGCTTGGGCCACTTCGCCCGGGGAGATGGCGTAACTGTACATCTGGTTGATATAAAAACTTCTGTGGTCTTCGTCGCACTTGGCGGTGACTTCCCAACGGGAATTTCCACCAGGGAGCCACAGATGTTTTTTCTCGTGGTCCAAGCGTCTCTTGCATTCTTTGCATTGGATGTACGATTCCTTGACCTTAGGGTCTGTTATCGCTTCACCTTTGATCACTAGGCACTCAGGATAGATCAATTCTGTCGGCTTGCCGCAGAGTGGGCAGTCGAAGATGTAATGCTCCTGAGAACCTTGCAGATACAGCTTGTGGATACCCTTCTTGGGTACCGTAGGGGTCGAGATGGACCAGACCGATTTCTCCTTGTGCCCCGATAAGCGTTCGAGGGCAAGCCAGATCTGTTTTTCGTTCATCTCGTCAAGTTCGTCGAGGATCAGCACAGCCACTGGAATTGACTTCAAGTTGCTGTCGCCTCTGGAACCCCGGATGTAGAGGTTTACGCCTCCCGCTTGTTTTAGGCCTACAGTGTTTGTGTCTGTAAACAACCCGCTCAAGTAATCACTGTACAGTAGAGCGGTGTTGAAACGTGACTTTGCGAAGTCACTTGCATTGATCGCAGTTGGTAAGACGTATAACACGTCCTTCTTCAGCACATCGATTGTGTAGAACGCGCGGTTGATGGCAATCTCTGTCATCCCCATCTGCGCGGCCTTCATCGTCGTGTTGAAGACTGCTGTTGAGTCGTGTATCTCTTGGCACCATGGATGGTGCAGGAAACGGTACGGGCCCGGGAGAGGTTCTCCCATCACTCTACGATGCTCAGCCCACCTTGAACAGGTGGTCAAAGTCCTAGAGATCAGCCCCATCGCCAATCGTTCCTTGAGTTCGGCTAATAAGTCTGTCATTATTCATCATGCCACCATTACGCCCACAGCGTGCCTGAAGTTGATGTGGTATGCACTGACGTCTATTGTTACAGGCTCGCTCGCCACCCCGTTTAGCATTGGGGTGACGATCATCTCTACCGTGTCATCTGACACGTTGACTGTCTGGCACCGTTTGGTACAAATGAAACGCGTTTCGCCAGTGCTTAAAACACATTCAATGTTGAAACAGTCTGCTGGTTTATCTGGGAGGCGGATAGATAACACGTTACTTCTTAACCTTCTCCACCTTAGGCTTCTTAACTCCTTGGACCGGCGGAGACGGAGGACCTGAGGTCTTCGCGGCATAATCTGCGGAGAAATCTTCAGCAGATCGATACACCTTGCGGTCGATGACTACGGGCTCGGGCTCGGGCTCGGGCTTAGGCTCGGGCTTGGGCTGCTTATAGCTTCGCCACTTGGTAAGGGTTTCTGCGATTTCGGCAGGTCTGAGGTCTTGCCACTCTTGGCCTTCCCAGAGCCACGTGCCGATCGGTTCGTCGGCGTTATCACAGGCCGTGTACATAACGGCTACGGTCGTGTCACCGATTTCGAATTCATACGGAGGTCCAATCGACGCCGCTATCGGGCAAAGGCTGCCGTCTGTGTCGAGTAAAGTGGCCTTCATTCGGCGAATCGCGCGTGTCGGTGTCTTGAGCATTGTCATCGGGGTTTTCTCCTAAGAAAACTAGAACGGTGAGTAACAGTTTCAGAATCGCGGGCCAGTTGGCTTTCAACCACGCCCACACGGAAACCCAGTCGATGCCTTTAGCAGCGCCAGGGCCGACCCAAGGGGCGCCATACACAGGCCGCTCCAACTTGGCTCTCCATTGCTTAACAACTTGAGGGCTCTTACAGCCCTTGACAATTCGATCTAGGTCGAATTCGGTCATGTTGCCGCGACGCGTTTGGATACGCGCCATACGCTTGATCTTACGTGCAAAACGTCTGTCGTTCATTTTATTCTCCAGAGCCCAAGGAGGGACTCGAACCCCCGACAAGAGGTTTACAAAACCCCTACTCTTCCGACTGAGTTACTAGGGCTTACGCTATTAGTATTGACCATCCTTTGGCGGCCAAATTGGCTTTTGCTGTAGTGGCCGCGCCACTTCTGAGCCCGTCGCTCGCCCCTGGATTACCAGCATAGCTCAGGTCGCCATCTATGGCTCCTGTAGTGTCTAAAGATATTAAAATAGCATCAATTTCCCCGGCAGGTAAGTCACACCAGCCAACATTCACAGCTATAATGTTTACCCATTCAGGATGGGCAGTGAATGCAGTCAGACCGCTTATGCTTGAAGCATAAATGTATTTGAGGGCTGTCCACTCAGCGTGTGTCTCTAAGGACGTTAGGCTGGTACCTGAACAAGATAGAGATATTAAAGCGGTCCACTCAGCATGTGTTTCTAATGATGTTACACCAGTGGCTTCAAGGTGTATCTTTTCAAGATCTGCCCATGCTGCATAAGTGTCTAACTCTATGAGACCAGCGTTGGCATCGACGTGTATCTCTTTCAGACTGGTCCAAGAATCATAAGTATTAATGAGCGTGAGACTGTTGACACCTATATCCAAGGTCTCCAGGTTCACCCACAGGATGTTACTGATGAATTCGGTGAGACCAGTTACCGGGGCGTGAATATCTTTCACCAAGGCCGGGTTGGCGTCCCATCGAATAGGGTAATCTCCAGTGGACCCATAAGCGTAGTCAATGGCGTTACCTGTTGATTGTTCACCGTCTCCCATTCGCCACACTATTTCGTTGCCATCGGTCATGGTTATAGTAGTGGCGAAAGATGAAGTTCCATCCGCGTAAAAGGTCAAAGCGTCATAACCTAAATCTGCTCCGTCGCCAGCGTTCAAAGATCTTCGTGCTCCGGCCAGAAAATTTCTTCTCATACAGCCACCCAGTACACATCAGTATCGGCTTTAGTGGAAATAGCGTATATTTCAGATGCGTCACGGATAGGCAGAAATAAACCTTCACCGGATTGAAAAGGCATCCCATCTGTACTTGCATATGTGCCTTTTGTCACGCCGTCTTTTCCGACATAAACAACGCCTTTTTCTGTAGGTCCAACCTTTATTTGGATTCCTTTCGTTAGACCTCCTATTAGGCGGTCAACTACTTGCGAAGCGGTTTGACCAATCACTGTTCGTCCGTGATAGAATGTGGTTGAAAGATCTTCGTTAAGATTCACATCTATCGACATAATTTACTCCTAGGCATAGTCCATGTCATCGATTGCCAGGTAAAGTTTGGCGATGCCAAACATGAACAAATTTGAAAAAGTCACCAGTGCTAGGTACTGCATCCATCCTTGGCTGAATGTAGGTGCGTCAAGGATCGCAGGAGAACATACCCAGAACGATAGGCACACAGGACAATGAACAGGAGTCCAATCGGGACACTTGCTCCGGAACCAACTGAACAGTTTTGACTTGCTGACCAGCATCGTGAAG